TGGCCCGGACCAGCGCCTCCAGGTCCCGCTTGGTGAGGTCGATCTGCTCGGGGACCAGGCGGACCGGGTTCCGGTCCGCTCCCTCGATCCCCCAGATGGCCCCGGCCAGGACGCCCAGCTTGAGGCGAGCCACGTCGAAGGTCGCCGCCATGCCCTCGTAGGTGGCCCAGGCCACCGGCCGCAGGGTCAGAACTCGCCGCTCCTGCCCCTGGTAGAGCAGCCCGTCCCGGAGCAGCGCCGGCCGGGAGACCTCCTCGTCCGAGTCCAGTGCCCGGACCTCCAGGGAGCCCAGGTCCACCGCGTAGACGAAGGCGTGCCGGCAAAAGCCGCAGGTGACCCGCTGCTCGTACTCGTTGCCAAGGACCTGTCGGCGGAGCTGCACCCAGGCCACGTATACGTCGGCGGCGTAGGCCCGGGCCAAGGCCAGGCGCCGCTCGCCCTCGGTGAGCCGGTCGAAGTCCAGGCCGCCCCAGGTCCGCAGGAGGTGGGCCAGGACCACCGAGACGGTCTGCGCCGGGGTGAGGGTCCGCTCCCGGTCCCGCACCTTGCTGACCGCCAGCTCGGTCGAGGTCCGCCAGGGGCGGAAGGAGTAGTCGAGCAGCCGGTCGCCGGCAGGCCCCTCGATGCCTACCGGCAGCGAAGGTCCCAGGTCGTCGAGGGTCTTGAGGTGGGGCATGCGGCGCCTCCCAGATGCCCGGTGGCCGGGCTTGTGGAGCGCTGGCCGCCGGCGGCTAGACCGGCAGCACGTCGTCGGCCGAGAGGGTCCAGACCACGGTTGCCAGCTCGCCCTCGTTGGCCATGTCCAGCTCGGGGAGCGCCCGCTTGTGGACGAAGACCCCGAGCAGGGAGAAGGAGCGGAAGACCGCCCCCGAGATGCTCTGGAGGACCAGGGTGCCGACCTTCTTCGCGGTCGGCCAGGTCGGGTCCTGCGCCTCCTTGTACCACGCCTCCCAGGCTGCCTGCTCGACGACATGGTGCAGGGGCGTGGTCACGTCGAAGGTCGACGGCTTCGTGTTCCCGCCGGAGGCCCGGGTGCGGTCGGGCAGGTCGACGGTCTCCAGCTCCTCCTCGATGCCGGCCACCTTGAGGATGGTCAGGGGCGGGAGCCCGGCGACGAGCAGCATGAACTTGTTGACCGGGATGTGGTCCGGCTTGATGGTGCCCTTCGCTGGCATGCTTCTTCCTCCCCTCCGAGCTAGGCGGAGACGCCCTCGTAGACGCCCCGCTTGCCGACGGTGACGACGAACCGCTCCACCACGTCGGGCAGCCGCAGCCCGATCTCGGCGTTCAGGTCCCCGGCCGCCATGCTGGCGGGCGGGTTGTTCTCGGCGTCGATCTTGACCGTCACCGCGTCGTCCAGGTCGACGCCGTAGACCGCGCCCTTGGCGAACTCGCTGGCGAAGTAGCCCTTGAAGGCGGAGACGAGCTGCGCCCAGAGGGCGGCGGTGTTGAGCAGGAAGATCACCCAGTCGAAGGCCCCGCGGAAGACCCACTCGTAGTGGGAGAGCTGGAGCCGGTGCGCCCGGAAGCGGAAGGCGGAGGTCTTCGCCAGGCCCCGGGCGCCCCAGAGCACGAAGTTGCCCCGGAGCTTCTTGACCACATTGAGACCCTGGGGGTTCAGGATCTCCTCGTTGAGCACCGTGTCCCCGGTGGGGAGCTTGACCACCCGGGGCAGGGTGGCGTCGATCCCGGCCGCCGGCCGGTGGTAGCCCCCGTAGCGGCGGGCGTAGAGGGCGTCCCGCCCCAGGACCATGCCGACCAGGGGGATCAGCTTGAGCACCCCGTCCCGGTCGGGGTCGTTGACGTAGCCGTAGCTCGGGAAGTAGGTGGCGGCGAAGTCGCTCCGCCCGATGGTGGTGTTGATCAGGTCGACCGCCGCCTGCTCGGTGGTCGTGGCGGCCGGGAGCAGCAGGTGGGCGTAGTAGTTCATCCCCTCGGCCAGGGCGATCATCTGCTTCTGCACGGCGGTCGCGGTGGTCCCGGGGCAGGCGAACTGGATCACGCCCTTGCCCTGGTCCGCGAGCTGGCGGAGCGGGGTGTCGGCGAGGGACAGGGCGTCGAGGTACTTCTGGTCGGCGGGCGTCCCGCCGTCGAAGCCGTTCGCCGGCTCGTCCAGCCACCCCACGTCGGCCTCCGACCCGGCCGTGCCCCGGACCAGCCCCACCGCCATGCCGAGGGTGGCGTAGGCGTTCTGGGGCGCGTCGACCAGCTCCACGGTCGACGCCGGGCCGCCGGCGGAGAAGCCGCCGGGCGAGGTCAGGACCACCCGGCCGGCGACCGCCGTGGCCGGGTGCAGGGTCCCGGCCGGGAAGATGGCGTCGAAGGCGGCGTTGATGTCGAGGGCGACCGCGGCGGCCGTCTTCGCCGCGTCGGGCGCCAGGATCACGGCGACGGTCTTGCGGCCGTCCACCGCGATGCGCATCGCGTCGTTGACCCCGACCACGATGGCGTAGGGCTCGGCGATGGTGCCGGTGACCGCGCCCGCCGTGGAGCCGGTCCCGAGCACCGAGGGGTCCCCGGACTCGACGGTCAGGACCCGGTGGGTGGCGGACCGGACGCGCAGCTTGCGGTAGGGGTTCGCCGCGTTGGGGACCAGCTCGCCGCCGGCGATGGCCGCGGCGTCCAGGGGCAGCGCGTCGAGGATGATCTTCGTGCCGTTGACCGGAGAGGCGGCGTGGTCCAGGCGCAGCCCCACGGTGAAGGGGTAGCCCGGGTCGTAGTCCTTGCCGAGCTGTTCGCCGGCCCCCACGGTGAAGTCGGGGAGGTCGGTCAGGATCACGCCCGGCCGGGCCAGGGCGGCCGCCGCCACCGTGTACTTCGTGTCCGCCAGGACCCAGGTGAAGGTGAGCCGGTGCGGGACCAGGGCCGGGGCGGCCGGGTAGCGCACGGCGACCAGGCGAACGTTGGCCGAGTCGACCTGGATGGCCTGCACGCACTCGACCGTGGCCGTGGTGGCGTCCACCGCGGTCAGGCGGCCGTGGAAGTTCGCCGGCCGGGTGTCCGGCTCGACCGGCTCCCCGGTCAGCTTCCAGAGGTCGTTGACGGCGATCAGGGCGTCGTCGTCGGCCGCCAGCACCTTCTCGACGTAGTACTGGCTCGCCGGGTCCATCGAGAGGGTCGGGTAGCGGTCGGTCAGGACCCCGTCGAGGTAGACCTCCAGCCCGAAGTTGAGGGTGGGCTCGACCTCCGCGCCGACCACCTTGACCCCCAGGGCCTTGCGCCCCCCGGCCACGGCGATGCCGTTGTCCAGGGTGATGCGCCACTCCTTGTCGGCCGACAGCCCGAGGTCGGTTACCATGGTCGCGCCGGCCTTGACCGTGGCCACGCCGGCGGCGGTATTGGACAGGACCTCGTAGGTGCGGAAGGCGACGCCACCCAGGGCCAGGGTGGCGCCGGCCAGCTCGTTCACCTTGAGGGTCTGGCCGGTCGCCAGGGTGGTCTCGGTCAGCTCGCCGCCCCCGAACTCGCCGCAGAGCGTCCGCCGCTTGCCGCCCCAGGCCCCGGCGTTGCGGGCGGTCACCTTCAGGACCGCCCGCTTGAGCTGGGCCTCGTTGCCCTTGGCAGAGGCCGGGGCATGCCAGTCGGTGCCCCACTTCCGGTTGAAGAGGGTCAGCTCGGCGGTCAGCTCGCTCCCGTCGGTCAGGCGCACGCAGACCAGCTCGCCTGCTCCCTCGCCGTGGGCCCAGTAGTCCTGCGCCACGTCGGGGGCGACCGAAGCGGCGATGCGGCCGCCCAGCATGCGGGTGAAGCCGGCCAGCCCGGAGACCCGGTTCAGCTTCGGGGAGGCCACCGTCGAAACGTCCCCCCGCTCGAACTGGCCGAACAGGGCCGCCACGCCCAGGGCGGACGCCTGGATTCCCTCCTCGGGCTCCCGCTCCACCACTGCCACGCCTGCGCCCTGAACCGGACCGAACCGCCGTGTGACACCCATCGCGGCCTCCTACTCGATGGCGCCGGCGAGGTCTCCGCCGAGCACCAGGCGCTTGACCCCGGCGCCGGCCACCGGGGTCCGGTACCACAGCTCGACGCCGCGCAGCGCCAGGGCCAACCCCCCTTCATGGACCAGGGCCTCGCCGGTGCGGGGCGCCAGGGAGAGGGGTTCGGAGACGGTGACTGCGTACTGCACGTCGAGCGCCGCAGAGCGTACCAGAGGACTTGCCCGGAGGGAAGCCTCCAGGGCTTCGCCCAGCCGGAGCAGGTCGAGCAGCCGGGAGGCGACCACCCGCAACCCGACCTCGTAGCGGACCTGGCGGGGGGCGCCCAGGGACCAGGCGCTGTGGTCGGAGCGCCGGATCGCGGCCTCCGGGCCAATGCCCTCCCCCACCAGGACCTCGGCTACCCGCTCGCCCAGGATCGCCGGCAGCCCCGCCACCTCGTCGAAGTCCGGCGAGGTCGCCAGAGCGACGTGGGGGGTGTAGGCCACCCGCAGGAGGACATTGTGCCCGGCGCCGGGGTCGGCGGTCAGGGTCAGGATGCCTCCGACGTAGCTGGCGAACAGGTTGGTGGTGAGCCCGGGATCGGCGGTCAGGTCGTAGGCCGCCACCGGGGCGCGGTCCTTGCCCGGGGGTTCCTCCAGGTCGAGGGAGCCGAAGTTGTACTGCACGCCCCCGGGCCAGCGGACGGTCACGTCCGCCTCTGGCCGCAGCCGTTCCCGTAGGGCCCGGAGCAGGGTGCGCAGGACGGCATCCTCGACTCCGCTCCCCAGCTCCACGTCGTAGAGCAGAGCAGCCCGGGCGACCCTCGGGGTCAGGGTCGGGTTGGTAGTCGCCAGCCCCAGGGTCAGGGCCAGCCGGCGGTTGGTCAGGGGGAAGGTGGCAAAGTGGTCCTGGGCCTCGGCCAGGGTGTTCCAGTTGCCCGCCCCGGCCGCCGCCCAGGCCGCCCCGTTCCAGTAGCGGTCGACCGCCCCGTCGTAGAGCCGCAGGCGCACCGAGGTCGCCGCCTGCCCGGCCGGGCCGACCGGCGTGGCGTACTCCAGGTCGAGTCCCCGCCAGGCCCGCACCGCCTCCGGGTTGAGCGTCGGGGTCCGACCCCAGAGGTTCGCGGTCAGGGGGTAGGTCCCGTCTGCCGCCGGGCGCAGCTCCAGCCCGTGCCGGGCCGGGTCGAGGTGGACCTTGGCCGCGTCGGAGAAGGCGTAGCCGGCCTCCCCGAAGGCGAAGTCGAAGGCCCGGGCGACCGTGCGGATCATGGGGCCGCCGGCGCTGCCGCGCCACCCTCAAGCGCTCGCTGTACGGCCTCGGTCCAGTTCTTCTTGATCTCGGCCTTGAGCTTGGGGTCCTGCAACGCGTAGCGCACGAAGGGCCGCCCGGGGATCTTCAGGTGGGTCGTGGTCGGCTTCAGGGGCCGCCAGCGCAGGTTCGGGTTGCGCTTCCACAGGGCCAGGGCGCGGCCGGTCAGGCCGGCGCCGGACTTCGCCCGGGAGGCCCCGGCCAGCCGGCGGAACATCGCCCGCATCCGGGGCGTCACGGGGATGGTCTCGCCCTGGTGCTGGAGGTAGGCGAGGTTGAAGACGGACTTCCCGTCCTTGCCCTTGGCAGTCCGCAGGATGCCGGCATAGGCCAAGCGCCAGGAGAAGACCGTCCCGGTGACGGCGTGCCAGAGGTCCCCGCGGTCGACCAGGGGCTTCGTCCGCCGCTTGATGCGCCGGGTCAGGGGGGCCAGCGCCGGCGGGATGCCGGCCTTGATCTCCCGCCGGATGCCCGCGGCGGCGACGTGGGCGTTGAGCCGGGTAGCCTTCCCGACCTCGGCCTCGATAGCCGGGCCCGACTTGGATAGGGCGTGCGACAGGGCCGCCCACTTGCCAGTGAGCTTGATGCCCGCCTTGCCCTTGCCGGCCACTACTGCGCCGGCCGGTCGGCGCTCGGGCGCCGGTCGGCAAAGTGGGCGATCAGGAGGGAGGCTCCCTCGGTGTCGGCGTAGTGCCCGGCGTCCTCGACCTGGGTGATGAACAGGCTGGTGTCCCGCCAGCCGAGCTTGACCAGGCGGTCGCCCCGGCGAGGGGTCCAGCCAGCCGCCTCCACGTCGATCCGCCGCAGGACGAGGTAGCCCTCCACGTCCTCGGCCGCTCCGCCGATGTCGTAGCTCGGCTCCCGGCGGCCCGCGTACTCGACCTGGGCCGGGACCGAGAAGGGGGTCCGGCGGACCGTGCGCAGGGGCTCCCGAGCGTCGTCGTCGTAGGGGGTGCTGCCCCGGTCGGCCGCCTGCACGACCGCTGTGACCGGGTGGAGCAGGGCCGGGAGGGGCACCTAGCGGCTGTCCCCGCCCGGGGCCCCCAGGGCCAGGGGCGCTCGGTAGAGGCGGCAGGCCGCCTGGATCGCCGGGTCCCGGAGCAGGGCGAGCAGCCCCGGCCGGGCCGGGGCGTGGTCGAGCGCCCAGGTCACCGAGTGCTTGTCAGTGGTCTCGGCCTTGCGCACCCCGCTCGCCGACACCGGAGCGTCGGTGAAGCCCAGGTAGACGCCCCGCAGGGCCGCCTCCCGGATCTCCAGCGGCGGCTCGAAGTCGGGATCGACGAAGCCCCAGACGCCCGCGATGGCCTGGGGCAGGCCCCAGGTGAACTCGGATGAGGCGGCCGCGGTGAAGATGCTGGCGTCCTCCCGGGCCACCTCCAGGTAGGGGTTGTGCCGGTCGGCGCCCGAGTGGCCGTAGACCTGAAGGGCCGAGAGGGAGCAGGTGGTGCCGCCGTTCGACCAGGAGGCGAGCCCGACCAGGGGCTCGCCGAGCTGGAGCAGGGCGCCGCCCTTGCCCCGCAGGGTCCGGGTCTCCCGCACGGGCCGGAAGCGCTGCCGGCAGGTGCGCTCGATCAGGTCCCGCCAGCGGAGCAGGGCGGCGAATACCTGGGCGTCGGTGCGGGCCGCCGGGACGCCGGCATCCCGGGCGTCCTGCACCAGGGCCAGCCCCGACGAGGGGGTCCGCACGGTGGCCGCGGGGAAGACCTCGAAGGCTCGCTCCAGGACCTCCTCGGCCGCGGTCGCCGTCCGGCGGAAGTACCAGACCACCCGGCCCCGCTTGATGGTCGCGGCCGGCGCCCAGAAGGCCAGCGTCGTCGGGTTGTAGACCCCGTACACCCCGGTCGCCACGTGCCCGGCGCCGGTTGTGACCTCGGTGCGGCCGGCGACGGGGAGGACTTGGTTGCCAGGGTAGCCGGCGGAGGCGTCGAAGACGGCGTACTCGACCTTGGTCGCGTCGGCCAGCACCCCGTCGGTGTGCAGGTAGAGGGCGAGCAGGTCGGCCGGGTGGGCCTGGCTCTGGACCAGGGTAGACGCCACGAGGGGCATCCTACCAGAGCGGCGCCGGCGAGGGGAAGCTAGGCCCCGGTGCCAGTGAGGGCCCGCAGCCGGTTGGCGACTTCCTCAACCTCCAGCACGCCGGACCGCCCCTGTTGCGAGACCACCCGGGCCAAGGGGAAGACCCGGGCCAGGTACTCCCGAGGGACCTCGGGGGTCGGCACCCGGGCCGCCAGGGCGGTCGCCTTGATCCCGGACCGGGGCCCAAGGAAGAGGTACCACTCGACCCGGCCATCTTCGCCCTGGGGCGCCACCGCCAGGAGGTCGGCCCGGACCTCGCCCCGCTCCAGGCGGACGACCGCCTCTCCGTTCGACGCCAGGTCGTCGGGCACCGCCTCCCGGGGATTGCTCCCGACCAGGGCCCCGTGGGCCACCAGCCAGACTCGGAGGGGCGCCAGCGCCACCACCGGGCAGAGGGAGATCGTCGGGACCCCGCCCTCCCCGATCTCGACTTGCCAGAGCCGGCCGCCGGTCACGGTCAACTCCCGGTGGCCCTCGCTCCATGCGACCCGGAGCCCCTCCTCGATGGCGCCGTGGACGGTCTGCCGGAGGAAGGTCCCCAGGCTTGCCAGGCCAGAGGACAGGGCCAGGGTGCGCTCGGCCAGGCCGGCAAGGGCCTGCTCGACGGTGACATAGACGGGCTCGCCCTCGGCCGGCGCCTCCCCGTGGGCCAGCTCGGGCCCGCCCCGGTAGGGCGCTGCCCCGGTGAAGAGCTGGACCAGCTCGGGCCGGTCGAGCAGCACCCGTCGGGCCGGGCGCAGGGGGAGCTGGGCGTCCTGCGGGACCCGGCCCGGCGGGCGGTAGGGGGAGAGGACGGCGCGGGCTTCTGCCACGGCTACGTCGTGCAGTAGTCGAGGTCGATGATGTCGGTGATCGCCAGGTCGAAGCCGGCGATGACCCCGTTCCAGTAGAGCGAGTCGGCAGCGGCGATGTCGTCGATGGCCCGGGCGGTGTTGCCGCCGTCGGCGGAGAAGTAGCAGTCCTTCGTCCGCACGCCGTCGCCCAGCTCGTAGGCCAGGCCATTCACCAGCACCCGGACGTAGCCGTCCCCGGCCGGCGTGGCGGCGATGTCGACCCCGGTGTCCTGGTAGTTCCCCGAGGTCACGGCGGAGGCGGCCGCCTTGTTGGCCTTGGTCGGGCGGGCCGCCTTGACACCACCGACGCCGACCACGACCGAGGTGTTCTCGGCCAGGACCGCCAGGAGCGACCCGGCGCCGCCGGTGAGCCCGTTGCCGTGGGCGGAGACCCGGAGCTTGCTCTCGCTGATCTCCAGTCCGGGGTTGGCCGCGGCCAGGTCCACGGCGACCGAGTCCGCCCCCACCGCGATCCCGTTGCCGGCGCCGACGTTGAGCGTGTTGCCGGTCTTGGTCAGGCCGGCGCCCGCCTCGATCTGCCCGGCCCCGGAGAACTGGGTGAAGGTCAGGGCGTCGGTCCCGACCACGTCGCCGGTCGTGCAGACGAAGCCGGCGTCGCCGTTGGTCGTGCCCTCCTCGACGAAGGAGAAGGCCCCGGCCGCGGACGCGCCGTGCTTGAGCTCGTCGACGCGGGTGAGCACCCAGGGGGTGCCGGCGTCGCCCACGGTGGTCAGCGAGTAGAGCCCGTTCTGGAGCCCCGTCGCCTGGTTCTTGACCAGGTACTTCTGGTTCAGGGCCGGGGCCACCCCGTCGACGGTGGGGAAGGCGCCGTTGGCGTCGGCGGTCAGGGTGCCGTTGCCCGCCCCCGAGTAGGTGCAGTCCGGCAGGACCGCGGTCGTCGCCGCCTTGGACGAGGGCTTGATGTCGAGCCCCTGGACCACCCCGTCGACGTAGCCCTTCGTGGCCGCGTCGGCCGTGGCGGAGGGCGTGCCCAGGTTGGTGATCTTCTTGGTGCCGGCGGACAGGTCGCCGGTCAGGGCCCGGGTGCCGTCGGCCTTGAGGTAGGGGGTCGCCAGCTTCGCGTCCGAGATGTCCCCGGCGAGCTTCCCGTCGGAGACGGCCAGGGCGCCGATCTTCGTCTCGGTGACCGCGCCCGTGCCGATCTTGCCCTCGGTGACCGCGCCCGTGCCGATCTTGTCGACCGTGACCGCGCCCGTGCCGATCTTGCCCTCGACAATCGCTCCCGTGCCGATCTTGCCGACCGTGACCGCGCCCGACCCGATCTTGGCCTCGGTGATTGCGCTGTCGGCGATCTGCTTCCCCTTGATGAGCGGCATGAGCAACCTCCTTGAGCAGGCGGGTTACGCCTGCACGTACCAGACATCCAGGACCTCGCCGGCCTCCAAGAGGATGCCGCAGGTCCACGTGATCGTCTTGTCGGCCAGGGTGAAGTCGTCCCCGATGCCGTAGCTGACGCCCCCGTACTCGATGCGGATGAGGGGCGTGCCGTCGGCGTCCAGGGCCACGGCCATCGCCACCGTGTACTGGGTCTCGCCGGGGACGGCGACCGTCCACTGCTCGACCTCCCATTGCCCCGGGTTGGCCCCGCCGCCGGAGGGCGGGGAGAACATCCCGCCCTGGCCGTAGCGCCGGGGATGGAGCTTGAGGGACAGGGCGCTACTCCTCGGGCCGGCGGCTGCGGGTTCCCCCGGTCACGCGGATCTCCACCGCGGTCGGGGCGCCCGCCACCGCGTTGATGCGCAGGAAGACCCGGCCCGAGACCACCAGGCACTCGAAGGCGTCGCCGGTGGCCAGGGCGCCGGTGAGGGTGTGCTTGGCGAAGCTGTCGGTGTCCTGGTCGTAGAGCAGCGGCTCCAGGTCCACCGTCGGCCCCACGCCGCCGGTCAGCTCCACCCGGCCGATGATGGTGTCCCACCCCCGGCAGTTGAGCAGGGCCCGCCGGTTCGGGAAGCTCCCGTCCGGGGCCGCATCGGCCGCCACCGGAGCGCCGGTCTTGAGGCGGTGCCGGGAGAAGACGCCGCCGCCGGTCAGGGTGTTCTCGACCTGGGCCACGGCCCTACTCCAGCGTCGCCTTGATGTAGGCCCCGCCGCGGTGGGGGTTGACCCCGTCGGCGTTGCTGAACTCGAAGCGGACGAACTTCCCCGCGCCCCCGCCGGCCAGGGTCGCGAGCGGCGTCTCGCCGTCCGACTCGACCACCGCCCGGGGGCCGACGACGGCGAGCACGTTGGCCCCGTCGGTGATGTTCCGCAGGCGGCAGGTGACGTTCGAGTCGTCGAGCAGCAGCCCGTGGTCCCAGACCCGCAGGGTCGAGCCCCCGGAGACGAAGAACACGGCCCCGGCCGCGTTCGCCGCCCCCGCCGCCCACTCGGCGTAGGGGGACTCGATCTGCACGCAGCGGGCCTGCCGGCCGCAGAGGGTGTTGCGCAGGGCGTCCCAGAAGGGGATCGCGTGGTCGGTGCCGATTCCGGTGCCGTCGGAGCGGCGCCGGAGCAGGTTCCAGAACGCGGCGGTCAGGTTCACAGTGGCCTCCCGTCGAGTGCCGGCAGGTAGCGGGGGTGGCCGGTGCGGACCAGGCCCACCCGGACCATACCGGAGGCGTAGCGTATCACGGTCAGGAGCACTTCGCCAGCCTGCACGTCGAGCCGTTCGGCACCGGCGTCGTCGGCCTCGGCCGAGTAGGCGACCCGCCCGAAGCGCCGGGGCGCCTGCACCGCCACCCGCTGCTCGCCGTTGCCAAGGCTGGCCCCCCGCAGGCCCGGATCAAGGGTCAGGGGCAACGGGCCCAGGGTCAACCGGGCGGTACTACCATCCGCCCGGTTGACCCAGAGCACCGCTACCCGGGGCGGCTAGATGCCGGTGCCGAGGTTGCGGGCCTTCACGATGGCCGCCGCCTCCTCGACCCCGACCCCGACCTTGATGGTGATGGCGTACTGGTTGACCCGCCGGAAGATGTCCCGGTCCTTCTCGATGCGGATGTCCCGCCCGATGGCCAGGAGCAGGTTCTCGAAGTGGGTCAGGATGGCGATGGGGGGCGAGTCGTAGGTGACCTTGACCGTCGCCCCGTCGGCGATGCCGCCGCCGCCGATGCGGACGATGGTCCCCGCCGCCGCGTCGAGGGTGTAGTCGACGCCGGCGGTGTAGGGGGCGGTCGGGACGTTCCCCAGGGTCGCCAGGTGGACGACGGCGTTCGCGAGGTTCTGGTACCGCAGGGTGGCGGCGACCAGACCGTTCAGGACCACGTGCTCGACCACCCGGGGCCGGAAGGGGAGCAGCGGCAGGGGCACCATCTCGACCCCGAACGCCTTGATCCGGGAGTCGCCCTGCACCGCCTGGTCGCCCAGGGCGGTGCCGCGGGTGCTGACCCGCTCCCGCCAGAGCTGCTCCAGGTCGGGGCTCACCAGGTAGCGCAGGCGCCGGGGGTCCTTGCGGAACTTGGTCGGCATGGCCCGGAGCATGCCGCCGAAGATCGAGAGCCCGATGTTGGCCCCGGCGGCGTTGAAGATGCTGCCGCCGTCGGCGAGCCGGGCGTACCCGTCGAAGAGGGCGAGGTAGGAGTCCCGGACGTGCCGGACCGCGTCGCCGCCCTCGATGAGGTCGGACTCCAGGGCCGCCACGCCCAGGGCGTCGCCCAGGATTCCCAGCTCCTCCAGCTCGTTCGCCGCCTTCGTCGCCATGAGGCGGACGATGTGCTCGGCGCTCGGCTCGCCCTCGATGTTCTCCTCCAGGAAGGAGTCCCCGATCTCGAACGGGACGATCACCTCCTTGGCGTTGAGCGTCACCTTGGAGGTGGTGATGCCGCGCCGGAGGCCGGGGTCCTTGGCCTCGGCCGCGGGCATCGCGACCCGGGCGCCGACCCCGATCTTGTTGATCTCCCAGTCGGTCTTGACCCTGATGGTCCTGACCGAACCCTTGAGGGCGGTCTCGTCCAGGACGAAGTCGATGAACTTGTCCGCCTGCTCGGGGTTCAGCTTGCCGGCCGCCGCCAGGGCGTCCGTGGTGATGACGGCCTTGCGAAGCAGCTCTTCGTTGGTCACGGTGCAGCCCTCCACGGGCGCCGCTCGGCGGCGCTAGACGATCCCCTTCCAGAGGTCCGGCTTCACGGCCTTGGCGACCGCGTCGCCGCCCAGGCCCTTCGCCAGGCCCGCCGTCTCCAGGCGGTCGAGCCGCTTCTGGAGGTCGGCGAGCTTGCCGTCGGCCTCGGCGGCCCGGGCCGCCTCGGCGTCGACGCCCACCGCGGACAGGGCCTTGGCGATCACCTCGCCCTCCGCCGTGCCGTCGCTCTTCGCCACGTTGAGCAGGGCGGGGAGGTTGGTGACGCCCAGGTCCTTGAGCACGTCGAGCAGCGAGCCGAGCGCCGAGGTCAGCTTGCCGACCCGCTCGGCGGTGAACCGCTTGCCGGCCCCGGGGAGGTCCTTCGGCTTCGCGGCCTTCGCCTTCGCCTCGTCCTCCGGCTCCTCGTCCTCGACCTTCGCGGCCTTCCCGACCGCGTAGTCGATGGCGGCCCGGACGCCGGCGACCGCCGCGGCCGCCTGCTCCCGGGACCCGCCGAGGATGGCCTGGGCCGCGGTGTGCAGCACCCCGTCGAAGGTCCGACCCTCGGCGATCAGGTCGGCCTCCGCCTTCGCCACGCCGGCCTTCGGCGAGGGGTACTTGTCGGCGAGCCCGGTGAGCAGGCCCGAGACCGCCTTCAGCTCCCGGAGCATCGCCGCGTCGGGGGCCTTGCCCTTGGCCTGGTTGGCCAGGGAGAGCAGCCGCTCGGCCGCCTCCCGGGCACCGGCCTCCAGCCGGCCGCCGGCCTTCTCGGCGTCCTCGGGCTTCGGAGCCTTCGCCTTCGCCGCCTCGTCCTCGGGCGGAACCTTGGCCTTCGCCGCCTCGTCCTCCGGCTTGGCCGGGTCGGCCTTGGCGACCGTGAGCTTCCCGTCCGCGCCTTCGCGGACCTCGGGGCCTGCGCTCATGGGGTCCTCCCCGTCTCGCTTGACGATGAGCCACTCGATGCGGTTGGCCGGGCGGTCGACGATGCTGACCTCCTCCACCTTGAGGTCCCGCAGGCGGTAGAGGTCGTCGTCGTCCTTCGCAGGTCCACTCAAGCGGCCTCCCGGCGCGCCGTGCCGCCGACCGACAGGCCGGCGAACTTCCGCGACCTTACAGCCTGCCAGAGGTCGGCGTCAAGGACCCGGAGGGCGAGCAGCCAGGTTCCCTCCCGGATGCGCCGCACTCCGCCGCCGGGAAGGGGCAGCTCGAAGGTGACCGGAGCGAGGTAGGTCTCCAGCACCCGGGCCTTGTCCCCGATGATCTCCCGGTGCATGAAGCCGATCCGGCCGCCGGCCTCCATGAAGTAGTGGGCCGCCCGCTGGACTTCCTCGGCCGAGTACACGTCATGCTGGGCGTCGGGCTTGAGCCCGGCCGCCTCGTCGGTCGGCTCCAGCACCACCCCCAGCGCGTAGTGCTCGCCGTCGCCGGCCTTGGCGATCACCTCCAGGTCCTTCGCCACTGCGGCCTCGGCCAGGAGCTTCTTGACCTCGCCGGGGAGGAGAAGGGCCTCGGCCTCGGCGGGGGTCATGGGCCGCCGCTCGACCGGGCCCTCCACCACCGTCGGGGTGAACCAGGTGAGGGACCGCTTGGCCTCCGGCCGCTGGTCGGACAGCAGCTCGGTGACCTCCACCCGAACCACGCTGCCGACCTCAACGTCCGCCTTCGTGTTGAAGGTCCGGCCGATGGGCGTGGCCAGCTTCCCGGCGACTTCGACCACCTCCCGCCAGCGGTCCCGCTCGTCGGGGGGGATGGGGCCGACGGCGCAGTAGAGGGTGTGGACGCCAGGAGAGCCCTCGACCGGCTCCAGCCGGTAGACGATGGCCAGGACCTCCCGCACCAGCTTCAACTTCGCCCAGCCGTCGTTCTCGCCGCCCAGGCTGTAGGTGGAGCCGGCGAGCTTGAGCATGGCCCCCTCGGAGCCGGGGAGATGGGAGGCCCAGCGCAGGGCCTCCCGCAGGGCCGCCTCCCGGTGGACCAGCCGGGCCGGGGAGAGGCGCAGGTGCTTCGCCCGAGCGGGCAGGTACGCCTCCAGGGCCGCCCGCCGCTCGGCGTTGGTCTTCGCCGTCAGGTTCCCCGGCCCGGGGAGGTAAAGGGCGTCGTGGACGCAGAGCGCGGCCTGGGCGTCGTCGGTCGGCCGCTCGCCCCGGAAGCGGGCCAGCTCCCGGCGGGGAACGGGGCTCTCGCCGTCGAAGGCCATCAGCTCGGCGTCGAGCACGTAGTCGCCCCGCAGCCCGGCCAGCTCCCGGGTGACCCCGGGCAGGGCCGGGGAGATGTCCCGCTGGGTGTCCTCGGTGAAGATCAGGACTCGGCCGCCGGCCTTCTCGGCCACTACCCGGAAGCCGTTCCACTTGGGTTCGACCAGGATGCCGTCCCGCAGGGCCGCGGGCGTGGCGAAGGCCAGGGCATCCTCCGGGTCGCGGAACTCGTTGGTCGGCCGGGGCGCCGGCTTCTGCGGGCGGAACAGGGCCAGGGGCCGGAGCTGGGTACGGTCGGCTTCGGGGTCCCGCCGGTCGGGGTCCCAGACCTGGACGCCATCTCGGAGGGGGATGGCCTTGGCCAGCGGGGGCGCCCCGTAGCGGGGGCCGACCCGGCCCCCCTCGACCTCCCGCTCCCGGATGATCTCCCGGTCGCCAGGCGGGTCGCCGTCGGGCTCCCCCCGGTCCCGCCAGCGGGCGAGGTGCTCCTTGCAGAACCAGGCCCGGCCGCGGCCGTCGGCCCAGACCACTTCGACCTCGGGGGCCTTGGAGCAGCGGGGGAACATGCACTCGTCGTGCGGGTAGGGGCCTCGGCTGCCGGTGCGCTTCTCCAGGTCGCCGCGGCCGCGGCCGTCCTCTGCCCCCTCGCCGGCCTCCTTCTCGGCCTGGCGGCGACCGGGCAGCTCGCCCCGGCCCAGGGTCCAGACCGGCGAGCGCTCCTCTTCCTGAACCAGGGTCCAGGCGCCGTGCAGCTTGCGACCGGCGAAGCGGACCCGCAGCCGGCCGGGCACGTCGTCGAGGATGGTGGCCTTGCCCCGGTCGAGCAGGGCCACGTCGGAGGGCGTCGCCCGGGTGGGGTTCAGGACCTCGCCCCCGATTCGGGCACCCGGCTTGACCTCGCCCTCGAAGTGCAGCAGCTCCTTCTCCGGGTGGTCGTGGGCCAGGGCCGCGACTCGCTCCCCTTCCTCCAGCGGGTCGGCTTGCAGCTCCCAGCCCCGCAGCCCCTCGCCCGGCCCATCGAGGACCAGGTGCCAGACGGTGCGGGAGGGCACCCCCCGGATCACGGTCTGCCCCTGCCAGGTCTGGCGGGAGAGGGCGAAGTCGACCACCGGCGGCCCCTTGGCCAGGTCGGCCGCCTGGGGCGTGTAGACGTAGAGCTTCTGCACCACTCGGCGGAACTCGCCGTCGACCAGCCGGATGCCGGCCTCGGTGAAGAACCGCTCGCCGACCAGGGCGTCCCGCACCTCCCGCCGCTCCCGGGGCGTCGCCGCCTCCCAGTAGCGGAAGGAGGACGGCACCACTTCGGCCAGGGTCGCCGGCAGGCCGGAGTAGTGCTGGGGCGGCACGTCGCCGGTCTCCACCGCCCGCGGCTTGAGCACCCCGGGGAGCAGGCTGCGGGTCAGGGTGCAGGTCCAGAAGGCTTCGCCCTCCGGGGTCCGAGCCGGCGTCTCGTCCCCCTCGCCTTCGCCGACGAGCAGGCGGAAGAAGAGGATGCCGACGAGCGGCCCCTTGCCGGTCAGGAAGTACTCGTGGCTGTAGGGCTTCTGGAGCCCCCATTCGACCCGGGGCCGGTCGACCAGGACGATGGTGCCTTCCTCGAAGCGGGTCGCCCCGACCGAGCCGGGGGCGAAGGTCTCCGCCTCGATGTTCAGCCACGCCACCGGCTGCCGGGCCTTGGGGGTAGCCCAGAGTCGGGCCGGGGCGAGGAAGGGCTTGGAGTAGCGGCTCCCCTCCGGGGAGAAGGTGGCCGCGATCTGCTTGGCCTCGGCGACCGAGTTCACGTCGGGGGTCCGGCCCTCCCGCTGGAGGGCCAGAGTCCAGCCCACCAGGTAGTCGTCGGCCACCTTGAAGCGGAGGTCGGCGTGCAGGGAGCGGCCCCGGAAGTGGTACTGCAACGCGGAGGACCGCTTCTGGCTCCCTCGGGGCGGCAGGTCGAGCAGGGGGTCGTCGGCCTTCTCCAGCCGCATCCGCTTGACCCCCAGGTCCTCCCGCCGGCGCAGCACCAGGTCGTACAGCTCGACGTGGTCGGTGAAGGGGCCGCCCAGCTCGTCGTCGAGGAACTGCACCCGCTGGGAGAGGTCGGGCGGCAGCATCCGGCCCAGGCGGAACTCGACCACCCGCCGGGTGGCCTCGTCGAGCGGCCCCCGCACCAGGAGGTCGAGGTCGCCCCGGGTGCGGCCGTGGACCGCCAGGCCGCCCACCACGTAGACGGCCGGCGCCCGGAGCACGATGTCCTGGGCGTAGGGGAGCACTTCGGAGAGGGCGATCTCGCTCCCGAAGTCCTCCTGCCCGCCGGGGTAGACTGCGGCGGTGGTACGGTCTGACGCGGGTCCGGCAGCCTTCGCCGTCCCCCGATAGGCGTCGGGCGCCAGGGCCAGAGTCGCCGCGTCCAGGGGGTCGCCCTGGTCCCCCTCGTGGGCCAGGCGCCGCCGGCGCAGCTCGGCGAGCACGAACAGGTGGGCGTTGACCAGGACCTCCCGGTTCTCGCCGCCCTTCCCGCCCTCGCCGAAGGCCCGGTCGTAGAGCCCGTGGAGGGAAGCGTCGGCCTCCCGGAGCTGGCCATCGGAGAGGTCCCGCAGCCTCTCGGCGTCGAGCCGTTCGGGAGGCACGGAGCCCACCCCGGCGATCAGCACCTTCACCACCCGGCAGGTAGCCTCCGGGGCAGGGGCAGCGAGGCACGCGGGGCAAAGCCTGGCGCTACCACCGTCGCCAGTGCCGGAGAACCCGCCCAGGCGGGCGAGCAGGGCGGCCGCCTCATGCCCACCCTCCAGGGCCTTGTGCAGCTCGTCCGCCCCCTCCAGGGCCGGGAACAGCCGGGGAAGGAGGGCGGCCAGACGGGCGGCCGGGTCGCCCGGGCCGGGGGAGGGCTCGGGGGTCACCAGCTCCACCGCGGCCAGCGCCTCGGCCGCGGCTTGCAGGCGGCCCGGAGCGGCCCGCAGGGCCGCGAGATCGTCCGGGCCGGGCTCCCCCAGCCGGCAGACCGCTTCCGTGCGTCCTGGGGCGTCCTGGGCCAGCTTGCGGAGGAGTCCGCGGCACTCCGCCGCCAGCTCCCCGGGCGTGGGCTCGGCCGCGGCCTTGCCCACCCGGTCCGGGGCGTTCGTGACCTCCAGAAGCCCATCGGCCTCCCGCAGCCCCCACCCCTCCCGGCGGAAGGCGTCGGCGTGGGCCGGGTCGTAGTGCAGAAGGAAGGTGCCCTTGAGGGTCGCCAGAGCGGCCGCCAGAGTGGCCGGCTCCAGGCCCTCGGGCGCTGCCCCCTTGCGGGAGGGCCAGGGCGGGTCGAGGTAGAAGAACGAGTCGGGGGCGTCGAACTCCCGCAGGGTCTCCCGCCAGTCCTGGCGCCGCAGCACCACCCCGGCGAGGCGCCGCTGGACCTCTTCCAGGCGGCCGGGCAAGGTCGAGACCCGCCCTTGCCGGGCGGGGTTGTAGCCGCCGCTCGCCGCTCGCCAGCCCGAGTACCGGCGCATCGCGAGCCGCCAGAAGCGCTCGGCGTCGGAGCGGGGTTGCAGGGCCACCGCCTGCCGGAGCTGTTCGGGGGTCGAGCGCCAGTCCCGTGCCCGCAGATCGTCCAGGTCCCGGGAGGTCGCCCGCTGGAGAAAGGAGAAGGCGCCGACGACCTCGGGGTCCAGGTCCGCCAGGACCTCCCGCACCGACGACGAAGGGGCCTTGGCGAACAGGACCGCGGCCCCGCCGGCGAAGGGCTCCACGTAGGTCCGGTGGCGGGGGAGCCCCGCGGCCACCCGGCCGGCCACCGCCGACTTGCCGGCTGGCGCTCCGAACGGCTGGCGGACCCGCTTGCCAACCTCACCTTCGCCCTCGTCGTCTGCCTCGGCCTCGGGCGGGTCGTCGCCGGCGGGGGGCAGGGAAGGGACCGCGGCCTTTGCCACGTCCCGCTCCAGGTCCACCTCGGCCCCGAAGCGCCGGCCCGCCGGCGGGCGCTTGAGGGGCAGGGGCGCCTCGTAGCGCTCGACCAGCTCCAGGGGCAGGTAGAAGAAGTCCCGCTCCCCGGCGAACTCCTGGCGGGCGAGAGCGTCTACCCCGGCCCGGCGCAGCGGGTCCAGCGCGGACAGGTCGGCGACCGCCTCGGCCGCTCCGTGCTTTACCACCGCCCAGACGAAGGCCCGGTCGAAGCCGAGCGGCGCGACCTCGTTGACCAGGAACTCGGGCTCGCCCACCCGCTCCGCCTGCGCCCGGCGGGAGAGGATGCCCGCCGACTCGCCCGCCTCCAGGCGGTCGAGCAGAAAGGCCGGGTCCGGCATCTTGAGCGCCGGCAGCACTCCGGTCGGGGGCGCCGCCTTCTCCTCTTCCTCCTGCCGGCGCCGGCGGCGCCGGGGCGGAGGACCGCCCTGCTCGGGGGCCTTGCGGCCGCCAGTTGCCAGGGCGTCGGTGGTGATGGCGTCCTTCGCCGTCGCCTCGGCCGAGTCCTCGCCCTGGTCCTCGGCCTCGTCGTCGGCCGCCCACTCGTCCCCCGGGTCCTCGGCTCCCTCCCGCTCTCCGTCATGCTCGTCCTCGGTCTTGCCGAGGTCGGCCAGCTCCCCCGGGGAGAAGCCGAAGTCGTAGGCCACCGAGGAAGGAGGCGCCACCGCCCCCTCCGCCCAGGGGGTCAGGCCCGGGGTGTCGAGCAGGAGCCCGGCATCGGCCTTCTCCACGTCGCCCCGGGCCAGGGCCGCCTCCAGCAGCTTGTAGGCCCGGATGTTCCAACAGTAGCGGTCGTCCTCCACGTCGAGGTCGAGCCCCAGCTTGCGGGCCGAGGCGTAGCTGGCCTCCTGGAGCCTACGCATGGCCGGCGAGAGCCGGCCCTCAACGTTCTTCGCCTGGTGGTGGGGAATGCCCGAGACCCGCAGGCCCCGCTCGTCCCGGAGGTAGGTGCAGAAGCGGCCGTAGCGGTTGGCCAGGAAGTGCGAGGAGATGTCGGCCGAGGTGAAGGGGAAGCGGGACAGCACCGGGATGCGGAAGGAACCGAGCAGGTGGGTCCGGGGACGGGGGCCCTTGCCCAGGACCTTCTCCACCGCCCCCCACCACCGCTCCAGGCCCCGGAAGACCTCATTCATCCCGATCTTGCGGGCGATCAGGTAGCCGGTGGTGATGCCGGCGAAGCACGCTGCGCCGGCGGCCGTCAGGGAGCGCTTGAGGGCCGCCTCCACCGCCGGCGTCACCCGGGCGTCGGAGTAGTAGACGAAGGCGCAGGAGTGCCCCTTGGCCAGGTGCCGGTCGAAGCGGCGGCAGGTCGCCGGCTGGTCCCCGATCTTGTCCATCATGACGCGGAAGACCACGCTCCGCTCGGCCGGCGACTCGTCGAGGTAGCGGGCGTACCCCTTGCCGCTCCGGTCCTCCTTCTCCCGGCCCTTCCCCTCACCTTCGCCCTTGCGCAGCTTGGCGTCCGAGTAGGCCCCCGAGTCGACGATGAGCCGGGGGAACTCTGGCAGCTTCCGCCCGAAGTGGCGGAAGCTGACCATGACGTTCTCGATGCGCATCCGCTTCAGGAGCGGCGTGCCCCAGGGGAGGGTGACGTAGAAGAGGGTGGTGCGGACCTTGGGCACGTCAGGCCCCTGCCGCAGGGTCGGGCCGACCGGCCTCGGCGAAGCCCCGGGCCCGCAGCCGGCAGGACGGGCAGACGCCGCAGCCCGGCCGCAGGCCCCGGTAGCAGGTCACGGTCAGGGCCAGCGCCTCCCAGCACCCGGGAAGGGCCCAGGCCAGGCGCACCGTGTCGGCCTTCGTGCAGTTCATCAAGGGAGCGTGGACGCGGAGGGGGCCGCAGGTGGTCGGGAGGGCCAGGGTCAGGGCCGCTTCCATCGCATCCATGAACGGGCGCCGGCAGTCGGGGTAGCCCGAGTAGTCCGCCTGGCTCGCCCCACACACCAGGTCCCGGACTCCCAGACTGGCCGCGTAGGCCCCGGCAAGCCCGAGCAGGAGCAGGTTGCGGCCGGGGACGTAGGAGGTTGGGAGCCCGGCCGGGGCCTCGGCGTCGACCAGGCCGCCCGCTTCCCGCAGCTCGCCGCCACCCGGGAGCAGAGCCGAGCCCCCGAGTTGCGTCAGGGCCTCCAGGGTCAGGAGGCGGAAGGAGGCGCCGGCCAGCTCGGCCACCGCCCGGGCCGCCAACAGCTCGGCCACGTGCCGCTGGCCGTAGTTGACCGCCAGAGCCGCGACCGGGGAGAAGCGCTCCCGGGCCCAGTACAGGCAGGTGGTCGAGTCCTGCCCGCCGGAGAGCAGCACCACTGCCGGCATCGGGGTCACGCTGCCCTCCGCCGGCGCAGGGCCACTACCAGGGGCGACCAGAGGGCGCCGCCCGCCACCTTGGCGACGAACTGCCCGAGGATCACCCAGGGGAGCAGGGCACCGAAGGCCACCGTGGGGAAGACCAGGGAGTCCGCGAGAGCCGAAGCCAGGTTGGACCCGTTGACCCGCACCAGAGGAATGTGCTGGCGCAGAGCGCCGTAGGCGAGCGAGTCCACCGTGGCCGAGACGGCGAAGGCCAGGAGAGAGGCCAGGGCCACCCGGCCCGCAGCCGGGGAGGCGAGGTAGGTCAGCGCAGACCCCGCGGCAATCAGGGCGCCCAGGCGCCCGACCAGGCCCGGCCCTTCCCAGCGCTCGTGCAGGGCATCCCGGGCGGTGAGGTCGCACCCGATGCAGAGGGCTGCCGCCGGGAGGGTGGCGGCCGGGCCCCAGGCCGCCACCGCCAGGTTCGCGGCCACCGCCGCAGCCAGGTAGAGGCCGGCCCAGAACCAGGTCACGGGGCCGCCCCGCAGAGGGCGAGCAGCTCGGCCCGGGCAGACGGGTCCTGGCGGAAGACCCCCATCATGGCCGAGGTCACCGCGTTGGCCCCGTTCGCCCGCACTCCCCGGCACTCCATGCACCCGTGCGCCGCCCGGATCACCACCCCGACGCCCAGCGGGCGCAGGTGCTCCCAGAGGGCGGCCGCGATCTGGCGGGTCATGCGCTCTTGGAGCTGAAGCCGGGCGGAGTAGCAGCGGACCAGGCGGACCAGCTTCGACAGCCCGAGCACCCGGCCCTGGGGCATCTGGGAGGGGACGTACCCGACCGCCGCCGTGCCGCGGAACGGGAGCAGGTGGTGCTCGCAGGTCGAGTCGAAGGCGATGTCCCGCACCAGCACCAGCTCGTCGTAGCCCTCGGTCTCCTCGAAGGACCGGGCCAGGATGGCGGCAGGGTCGACGGCGTAGCCCGATAGGGCCTCCTGCCAGTAGCGGACCACCCGGGCGGGGGTGTCCCGCAGGCCCTCCCGCCCCGGGTCCTCCCCCATCAGCGCGAGCTGGAGGGCTACTGCCTCCTGCCACAGAGCCACCCGCGCCTGCTCGGGGTCGCCGGGGACGGCCAGAGCCGCGGTGGCCCGCTCCAGGTGGGAGCGGACTCGGTCGAGGTCGAAGGGGGTCACGGCAAGCCGAGGACCTTGTGCGCCTGCACCCCGAGCCGCCAGCCGGGGTGCTCCCGGACGTACAGGATGCACGCCCCGACGGCCGCCGGCAAGTCGGGTCCCGCCCGCGGCTGCACGAGCAGGGCATCCCGGGCCAGGACCCGGAGCGCCTGGGCATAGGCCACCGGGGGAACCGGCGAGGGGTAGACCACCTTCAGCTCGTCGCAGACCCGCAGGGCCAGCCGGTCCGGCGGCGTCTTCGGCGAGAGGGCGATCCAGTCCGGGTTCGCCCCCGGGGGCAGGGGCAGGGTCCCATTGGTCTCGACGTGGACGGGGAGCGCCAGCCGCCGGCGCAGGGCCCCGATCAGCTCGGCGTCCGCCTGGAGCAGCGGCTCGCCGCCGGTCAGGACCACGAAGGCGACACCGTCGGCCTCCTGCTCGCAGGCCCGGAGCAGGGCGGCCAGAGAGAGCTGGCCACCGTGGCGGCCAGGCGGCCCCCGGAAGGTGGTGTCGCACCAGGCTGGGCAGGCCGCCTCATGGCGCTCGGCATCCCGGGCCCGGTCCTGCTCCCGGCCGGACCACAGGTTGCAGCCGGCGAAGCGGACGAACAGGGCGGGGCGGCCGGTGTGCAGACCTTCGCCCTGGAGCGAGGCGAAGACCTCGTGGACGGCGTAGCCCCGGCTCATGCCGCGGTGGCAGAGCTGGTCGGGGTCTCCCAGACCGTCACCGCGGCGACGGCCAGGTCCGGCGGCAGGGAGCGGGCAAGGCTCCCGTGGACAGCCTCGGCCATCCGCTCCGCAGTCGGGGGCCAGGGGCAGGCGACCACCCGGCAGGTTGGGTCAGCTCGCAGGACCGGGAGCAGGGGGTCGCCCTCCTGGAGCAGGGTGGCATGGTCCCAAGGGTCGAGCAGGCCACGCAGCCGGCCCTTGAGGTCGGAGAAGTCGAGCACCAGGCCATCCTCGCCGGGTCCGCCCGCCACCCGGACCTCGACCCGGTAGCGGTGCCCGTGCAGGGAAGCGCACCGACCCGGGTGGCCGAGCAGTCGATGAGCCGCGTCGAACTCCAGTTCGCAGGCGACGACGATGGTGCTCATAGGGGCGGGACCTCCATCTCGGGGCGGAGGGACAGGAGAAGCCGGTCGGCTGCCGCCTCGACGGTCGGCGCCTGGACGCTCTCCGGGGTTTCCCAGGAGCGGAAGTAGCGGTTGCCCTGGGAGGCCAGGTAGTCGAGCAGGTCGGTCAGGGATCGGCCGGCTCTCCGGGCATCCATGACTCGGGTCTCGATGTTGGCCCGGACCACGTCCGCCCCCAGCTCGGTTGCCACCGCGTGCTCCCCGTTGCGGGGGTCCACCGCCAGCACTGCGACCACTCGGAAGGGAGGGCCGCCCCCCGGCATCTCGGACAGGGCCAGGCTACTCGCCACGAATACGGGCATCGAGCAACTCCTGTACGCAACGCCGGGCCCAGTCGCCCGGCCTCCGCTGTTCCCAGGCCGCCAAATCGGCCCGCTGCTCGGGAAGCCAGATCGGGGAGAGGCAGAGCCGGCGGACTTCACCGCTAGGGAAGGGCACCCCATCCAGGTACAGGTCGTCGACCTGCCGGAGGGCCTTCCGCACTCGCAACGCGTGCTCTCCGTCGGAGCCCAGCGACCACCAGACGAACCAGTCTTCCCGCGCCGCGAAGGCGGCGCAGGGATGCTCGCCGCTCCGCCAGAGCAGCAGCCCCTCCGCCGAACGGTCCAGCACTTCGACCAGAGCTTGGCCTCGCATCTCTTGCAGGTAGGCGACGATGGTTGGCTCCCAGTTCATGCCTAGCCCCCGACCTTCACCAGCGCTTCTATCGGCCGGCCCCGGACCCTCTTGATGCCGAGCTTTCGGAAGAGGTCCAGCACCGCTTCCCGGCTCTCTTTGGAGCGGACATGAACAGCCCGCAGCCAGGCCAGCATTCCGACCCGGCTCTTGAAGTCCAGCTCGTTATCTGGCGAACTCCTGGCGGCCCCCGCGCTCCCCTCCCAGTTCCCATTTATCCGCCGCGAAGTGGCCCCCCTTACGGTCTGACCAAACATATCGCCGGAGTAGTGGATTGCGTCGCAGTCCCTCCAGAGCCGCAGGTCGAACTCCAGGTCGAAGGGCGGGGCTCCGCGGCCTTGCCACCTTCGCAGCCGGGTGAAAACGTAGGCCGCGCCGCCGGAGGGGACATCGCGGTCCACCGATTCGCCCTGCCGCGAGACAGCATTGTAGATGCCGACTCGCATTCGCTCGCAGGAAGACAGCAGCGAGTCGCTTCTCAGTATGGCTTCCAGGTGCCCCTGTCCGATCTTGTTGTCCAAATGGCCGCCGCCAGAGAGGGCGTTGATGCTCTGCGCGATGGTGTAGCCCTCCTCCTGGTAGGCGGCGATGTCTTCGTCGGATACGTCAAACCGCAGCCACCGGGGCCGGCCGTCGAACTCCTCGTGGTCCCAGGTCGGCGCTTCCTGGTAGCCCGGCATCTGCTCGGGCGGCCGCCCCAGCCGCCGGCTCCAGGCGGTGTGGAGTTCCTTGATCTGCTCGTCTACCGGCCGGTCCTCCTTGGGGCTGAAGCCTACGTAGCCCTCCAGCTTCGCGGCCCGGGTGGTCTTGCGCAGGTACAGGAGCCGGAGGTCCTTCTTGTCCGCCAGGCGGCACTCGACGCCCAGCTCCCGCAGCTTGACCAGGGCCGCCTCGATCCCTGCGGGGGTCGCTTCCGCCTTGTCCAGCACCAGCTCGATGCGGCCGGCGAACGCCCCCGGGGAGGACCAGGGGACGTAGCGGAGCTGGACCCCGGGGGCCAGGTGCCCCTCGTACATCTTGCCGCCCCACTCCAGGGGCGGCTCGTCGGTCGCCTGCGGCGGCCCGTCTGGCCGGAACCGGCGGCTGGGGGTGTTGACCGGCCGCTCGCGGAAGGTCGTGGGTGGGCCCTTCAGCCCGTGCCGCTGGGGCGCGTCGGCCCAGGACACCAGCTTGTGTCCGGCGCTCGCCAGCTTGGGCTTCTCCTTCCAAGTCGGGTTGCCCTCGGCATCCCAGTGCAACAGGCCGCCGAGATAGTCGGCGTAGTGCTTGGCGGCCGCCCGCTCGTCGGGGTTGGACGACTTCGCCATCTGCCTGATGAGGCGCCAAGCCTCTGTGGCGTTGGCCTTGTGGTTCAGGTTGATCTTCTGGTCGTAGCCGAGGCTGGCCGGGTCGAAGTGGTGGTTCGTGTGCTTCGCGATTGCAAACGCAAGCGCCTGGAGTCGGAACTCGGAGGGGGTCAGGGCTCCGCCAGATTCGGACGTGGAGGCGGCTATCCCGCGGGAGAGGATTGCGTCAACGAGCCTTCTGTTGCCATCCTCTCGCAGCTTGCCCTCCAGGATGAAGGTGCCGTCCTCCAAGGTGTAGCCCACCGCCTGCATGTCTTCCCAGTCCTGGCCTCCCAGGAACATGGTACGGCCGCGCCAGCCCGAGGCTTTGGCCTTCCGCACCCACTCGGCGTTGAGCGGCGTGACCACCCCTGGTTCGGCGACGGTGGCCGCGGCCTGCCGAGCCCGCCGGGTTGCGGCTGCCGGGACCTGGACCCCCAGGGCCTTGTTGCGCTCCTTCTGTGCCCGCTCCAGGTAGCCGAGGAAGTCCCGGCGCAGGCCCTTCTTCCGGCGCAGGGCCTCTTCGAGGAACTGGTCGACCGACCACCCGACCTTCTGCCCGAAGACCCCGGGCAAGGGCTTGCCGGCCGAGGCGGCGTGCAGCCCGACCGCCATCGGCCGCAGGATGGCCAGGAACTCCTCGTCCGGCAGAGCTTCGACCCGGTCCAGGAAGGCGGCAAGCTGGGGAAGCCGGGCCGGATCAATGCTGGCCGGCCCCTGGCCCTGGGCGTAGGCCCGAAGGAGCAGGTGGTCGTACTGCCCGCCGTGGAAGCCAGTGTTCGGGTGGTAGTCCCAGTCCAGCTTGTCGGCGTTGTAGAACTTGAACGCCTGCCCCTTGTCGATCCCGACCAGGCGGCCGTCCGCGAGCCGCAGCCAGTTTCCGGCGTGGCCGTCGTTCTCGCCGATGAGCCAGTTGTAGGCCGCCTCCCGAAGAATGGTGTCCGTGTCGCTCTCGGTGAGCTGCTCGAAGGGCATCCCTTCGAGGTCGCCCTTCACCCCGGGGAACAACCGCTGCACGACCCCCGGCTTGCCCCGGAGGCGGACGGCATAGGCGTCGGGGCCAGGGAGCCCAAGGCGGACCGCGAGGTCGTGGCAAGCCACCCGCTCCGAGACCGCCAGTTGCTCGGGCACCGGCTTGAACAGCCACTCGCTCCCGTCGGGGGCGCGGTAGAAGTACCCCTCGTGCGCCCCCTTCGTCTTCGGGGGGCCGGCCGTCAGCTCGCTCTCCGCCCAGGGGAAGGCCCCGGGAGGGGGGGTTGGCTTCGGAGGCGGAGGGGCCGGCTTCGGCGCTGGCGGAGGCTTGGCCGCGGCCGGGGGCTTCGGGGGTACAGCGGGCGGAGGGGCCGGCTTCGGGGGCGGCGGCTTCGGAGGCGGAGGCCCCGGCTTGGCCGGCATCCCGGGGGCCTTGACCTGGGCCCCCTTCTCCACGTCCACCGTACAGCGGCAGTTTGACGCGATAATGCCGCCGGCGACGTACCAGCCGCCTACCGTCTGGAGGTCGTAGACGTGACCGCTCCATTCATACCGCCGGACCCGGACCACCTCGTCCGCCGCTACCTGGCCGGGGAAGCGCCGCAGAAGCTCGCCGACGAACTCGGCGTCAGCCGCACTCCGGTCCTGCGCCTCGTAGTCGCGGCGGGCGTCCAGCTCCGCGGCCGGTCCGAGGCGGAGCACCTGAAGTGGCAACGTCTCCGGGCCGCTGGCCGGGAAGCGGTCGAGCGCCAGTGTCGCGCCGCCTGGGCCACTGCTCGGGGGCGCCAGGCGAACCCTGGCGAGAGGGAGCGTGCTGCCCAGACCCGGATGGAGAGGGGCGCTTGCCGCGGCCGGTGGGAAGGAGCCTTCGCCGCCGCCTTCCGGGCCGCGGGGCTCTCCGTGGTCGAGCAACAGGCGGAAGGACCCTACAACCTCGACCTCGCCCTCAACCCGCTCGGCGTCGCCGTGGAGGTCTTCGGGTCGCATCCGCACCCGACCCGGGACGCCCGAGAGCGCTTGGCCCGCAAGGTCGAACGCCTGCTCGATAGAGGGTGGGGCGTAGTGCTGATCCGGTGCTGGTACGCCCGCGGGTGGGAAGTCCGGCCAGGGGCCGTAGCCGAGAAGCTGCCTCCCCTCCTGGAGCGAGCCAGCCGGGACGAAGCCCTCCGGGGTCGCTACGGGGTGATTCGGGGTGACGGCGAAGCGGCGGCCTTCCCGCGTCTCGACTTCGATCATCGGCCCACGATACCGGGCCTGGAGTGCGCCAACCACGGCCCCTGACACCGGCACCCAACCGGCGAAACACGACCCGTGGTATGGAGGCAGGCAGATCCGCTGCGCCGCCAGGTAGGGTCCGAGGTCGGGCTTGGCCTTGCCGGCCGCCTTGGCGTCCGCTTCGGCCTTGGCCTCGGCCTGCTCGTAGCGGTGCCGGA